AAATGGACTGAACTGATGTTTAAAAAAATGCAAGATTGTTGTGAGGAGGTTTGGGAAGAAATTACTAATATTAATGAGTAGATAACTAATATTAATGAACAATTAAATCTTTTTGATAATAGAATTACAGTATTAGAGCAATGCTGTGAAGATATGCATGATGTTTCTACTCCAAGAACTGTTACTTTCTATTGGTCAGAATGTGATATGAATAATAATGGTTCTAAGATTAGAACTGAACAAGTTTCAAGAGGAGCTACTCCTACTGGGCCTTCTTCTAATCCTTAGACATATTCTGATGTAGGAGGAACTCTTTTATATCCAGGAACTTGTTTACAAAATCCTATTCATAAAATATTTAATGGATGGAACGCTGATTGGCAAAATGCTTCTATTCAATCTGATACAAATTATTTTGCTACATGGATAGATGCAGAGCCTTCTGTTACCTTAGAGGCTGATACTTATAATGTTCCTTCTACTGGAGGAACTGTTGTTCTTACTTATTATGCTTCATATGGATGGGAAGCAATAAATACTAGTATTCCTTTAAGTGGACAATATAGTGATATTGATTTTACTCATTCAGAAGCGGTTTATAACAATGGCAAATTCACAAGAACATTAACTGTTTAGCCTAATACATCTAGTATAATAGGAAAAATTACTATAACAGCTACCTATGGTACTGCTACAGCTTCTATTATTATAAGCCAAGTTCCTAATGGAGTTATTTCTTTACCAGAATTTGATTTAATGAAATTTTCAATGGTTTGGGAACAAACCGATACTGCTGCTTAGACTAATATTGCTAGTGATAGTGAAGTAGTTAGTGAAAGAGATTCCGATTTAGATCAATTAGTTTATATTAGAGGAAGTAATATTCCTGAAGCAGAAGAAAAAGCTTGTGGATACGGAGCTGGGTTAAGAAATGTTACTTCTAGATATGATGAAATTATTGTATATAAAGATTATACTGAAGTAAAAGAATCTGGAAGGGATCAGTTTGAAATAAATTAGTATGCTTCATATATGACTTGGTCTGGTGATAATTTAGGCCCTGGAGGAGAATACACTGTTATAAATTTTGGAAAATTAATAAATGATGTAATAAATCTAAGAAATTCAGGAACAATGACTGATGAACAGAAAAGAAACCAAAAAGCTGTATTTGTATATTATAAGGTTTTATGGTATGCTTTTAATGGAACTGGTTATTTTGGAATTTCTTATAATTTATATAATGCTAATAATGGTGGATTATAGTGTGTAGATAGAGGAGGTTTTTCAGATCATAAGTTTGATTTTGAACTTTTTGGAAATGCTGTAGAAGTACCAACATCTAATAATATACTTCCAAACCTTTACACTAATAGAGTAAATGATTTATATTCTTGGAATTGGCCTGCTAACTAGGTAACAGATATTGGAACACATAGAGCTGGAGATGTATTCAAAGATCGTTATTCTGGAAATACCTTAGTACTAAATGGACAAAGTGCTTATGAAAGAGATTCAGTTGGAGGCTCAGTAGCTGATACACAATATGGTCAACCTATAGCAACTCTTGTTTATGATATTGCAACAGGAAATATTACTTTCTATGCAGGATATATTACCCAAGAAGATTTATATGGAGAAACTACTTCTGGAACTAATTTCACTTGGAATTGATATGTGTTTACACAAGATATAATTTTAACTTTTAAATTTTTTTAATGTATTATGACAATTGATGATTTAGATGACGATTACGAAGGATATGTTGTCGAAGAACCAACTCAAGAAGAACCAACTCAAGAGGAACCTTCTTAGGAAGAACATGACTATCTTTCAGATTTTTTAAGAACTAAAGGAATTGATGATATTAATAATATCAATTTCGAAGGGGAAGACGGACAAATTATCCAAAGAGGTTGGAATGATTTATCTGATGAAGAGAAATTCAATATTCTCAATACTCCTTTAGAAGTTCAACAAGAACCATTAGATGATACGGATGGATTAAGTGATGATGAAATTAATCTTATTAATCAAATCCGTCAAAGTAATATGTCTCCTCAATAGTATTTACAAGCTATTCAAGGAGAAACAGTAGTTTAGGAACCTCAATATAAGATTGATGATTTATCGGATGATGAATTATTTTTATTAGATTTAGAAAATAGAGTAGGTGAATTATCTGATGAAGATGCAGCTATGGCTTTGACAAATGCCAAGCAAAATGAGGATTTCTATAAGAAACAAGTAGAAGGAATTCGTAAAGAATATAAAGAGAGAGAAGATTTTCAAAGTTAGCAAGAACAAGCTCAGTATGAATAGCAATAGCAATAGGCATTTGAAGAATACCAAGCTAAAATTGTTGATGCTATTGATGGGTTTACTTCTATTGGAAACTTAGATTTAAATTTTAATGATTCAGACAAGGAAGAGCTAGCTGAATTTATGTTATCAAAAGATGAAACTGGAGTAAACTATTTATATCAAGCCTTACAGGATCCAAATACTTTAGCAAGAGCTGCTTGGTTTATTCTTAATGGAGAAGAGGCTTTTAATGGTATTACTGAGTATTATAATAATTAGATAAAGACTGTAGCACAAGCGCAATATAATAAAGGATTGGAAGACGGTCGCAATGGTAAACCCACAGTAGTTATTAAAAAACAAGCTCCAAATCAACAACAACAAGAATATAAAATTTACAACTCAATAGATGATTTGGATTAAAAATAATTAATGGATATATGAAAGTAGCTAGTTTTGTTTCTAATATCCCTACAATGGGTGACTGGTATTGCCCATTTAAAATTCAGTAAATTGCTGGAAGTCCTTCATAGTAGATATTTCGGGACAATCAGCAGCCAAACTAATTAAAAAGTCTTGATATTTAATTAGAAGGTTCAACGACTAGAATCTATAAATAGACTTAATAAAAGATTCCACGAAAACTGAACATTTATCTAGCTTAAGTGATGATATAGTCTCATCTAATGCAATGACAAAGCATTAGTTCACGGATAAAGAGCCGTGTGGTAAGAATTGGATACTAGAACTTATGAGGACTTTTATAAGTACCTCGGAGTTAAGCCAGAAAATTTAGGTATTGTAACAAGAATGTACCCTGACTTAACCTCATCTTTCCTTACTGATTCTCTTAAAAATGTGATTTATACTAATACTAAAGGTGCTAGTAATAAATATCAAAGTTTAAATGCATTCGTTTATGAGTGGCAAATTGATACTAATTATATTAAGCGTATCGAATTTGCTGATGTACCTGATGGTGACGGTGCAGGTGGAACTGAAATTACTATGGCTTTTAGAGAAAGATATTACGAAAAGTATGATATCTTTAAGATTGAAGAGTCTGGACAGCAGTGTATGGTTATTGCACGTCCTATAAGGATTGCTGATAATTATTGGAAAGTTGTAGTTCGTTTGGTTGATAATAATTATGACAGTTTACTTGATATTAGTGCTTGTCAACCTGGAATGAAGACTCGCTGGATCACTGCTAATATGCCTGAGATGCATGAGGAAGGTCGGATTGACGCCATTTGTATGGCCCTCCTCCGCTTAATTGCTTAAGTGTAAAATTAAATAAATATTCTTAATTGCTGGAAGGCTAAGTCTTTTAAGATATGCTAATCAGCAGCGAAGCCTAAGATAACATTAACTCACAGAGAGATGCTTAGGAACGTTCATCGACTAGTCTGAATAGACGTAGGAGAAGAATACTCCGAAATGGAATAAATCTAAAATTTAAATATGGAAAAATATATTGTATATCAAACAACTAATAAAATTAACAATAAAATTTATATTGGAGTTCATTGTACTAATAATCCTGATGGATTCGATGGATATATAGGATGCGGAGTAAGAATAACTCAACCCTGTACTTATATGAATCCAAAAACTCCATTTCAATGTGCTGTTAAAAAATACGGAACAGGAGCTTTTATTAGAACAACATTAGCTAAATTTGATACAGAAGAAGAAGCTTTTGAATTAGAAAAGAAAATTGTTAATGAAGAATTTTTAAGGCGAGAAGATGTATATAATTTAGTTGAAGGTGGGAAATTTCATATAACACATCAAACTCCTATATATATGTACGATTTAGAAGGAAATTTTGAAATGGAATTTAAAGGTGTTAATGAAGCTGTTAGATATGTTAATCCAGAACATAATCAAAGAGGTGGAAGTCATATTATAAGAGCTATTAATCAAGGACATCAATATCATGGACATCAATTTTCTTATGAAAAAGTTGAAAAGTTAAAAAATTTAAAACCTCATAGAAAAATGTCTACTGTTGAAAGACCTTATGCTGGAGGAAAAGTTGGAAGATATGACGATGATGGAAATCTCTTAGAGACATTCGAAACAATGACCGATTGTGTTAAAGCTGGATATAAAAATGCTAAATTAGTAGCTTTAGGACAAAGAGAACATTGTAAAGGATTTGTATTTAAATATTTAGATTAAGATATAGTCAGGCGACATGGAAACATGATCGATTATGTATACTAAATGGCAGTCTAATATAGAAAAACACAGAGGATATATACAGACTCACCGCTTTGATGCAAGTTATTCTGAAAGATATGCTGCAATGGAGAATGTCTTCATCAAGATTGCAGAAGACGATAAGAATATTCAAGGTAAGAAAGAAACCATTTACAAAATGGACACAGTTCAAAAGAACTTGTTAGAAACCTTCCTTACTGGACGTAATAACGCATTAATGTTTAGCAAAGGTAACGTTGATGAAAATGGTAAAGCAACTATTGTTGATCCAGATAGCAGCCGTCCTATCTACATTTCTGATGGTCTTATTCCTTAGGTAGAAGCATTTGCTAGCAAATATGCTTATAATAAATTTACTATTGCAGTGCTTAGAACTGCTATTATGGCCCTTAATGAAAAGGCTAGAAAACCAACTGGAAATAAATACTTGTTTATTTGCAATGAGCCTCTTTGGTATCAAGTAGGTCAAGTACTTGAAACCTACTTAGCACAATATCATACTGATGGAACATTCATGTGGTCTATGAAGGCTAATGACTATGTTTCTGTTGGTGCTAAAGGATTTGATACCTATAACTGGCAAGGCAATCAAGTTTCATTTATTGTTGATAGAGCTTTAACTTATGAATATCCTGGTAAGGGATATGGTATTGCTCTTGATTTAACTGGTGACAAAACAAGTGCTCAACCTCCTATCGCTTGCTTCACTTTGAAGGGTGGCGACATGATGACATCCTATTTGAAAGGAGTAGGCGGATTGTCTGGATTAGAGTCTGGAGAGGTTTCTACACCTGTTGCCGGTGCTAAGAGAGTAATGTGGGGATATAGCTCAATAGCAGTATTTAATCCTTATAGATCATACGTTCTTAGAGAAATCTAATTAACCTAAGAAACAATTTTTTAAGAATGAATCAGTATTGTAAAGATACTATTTAGATAATGTTGAGATAGCTACTCTTAGAAAATAATTCTAAGAGCCTATCTCAACACATTTTATGTAATATGAACTAATATGGCAAAAGAGACAAAAGAAGAATTAAATCTATCTAACAAGATAGTGCTTAAAAGCGTTAGAGGCAAGGTTGGCATTGTAATTAAAATGGAACCTGCTATAGATCCTAAAACAGGAAATTATCCTGAATGTGTAAAAAGAGTTGATTCAAATGGTAATATGATTCTTTCTGAAAAAGAATTAAATGATCCAAATAGACCATTCTTTATTAAAGAAGATGCAGTTATTGATGTAACTGATGGCATGGTTTTTGATTTAGATAATGTTGGGGATAGATTTAAATGGGAGGCTATTAAAAATAATCCATTTATTGCTCCAGATTATTATGCTAAAGATGAACGTGGTTATTCTTTAATTAATGGTGATTCCAAAAGATATGGTGTTGCAGAACTTTATGTTGTTAAACCAGGAGTAGATTCTGCTCGTAGAATATCACGTAAGAAGTTAAAGCATGATGCTGAATCTTACATTTATACTGATGAACGAGGTGCTGAAGGCAGAGTTCTTAAAGCAAGGCTTCTTGGACATAAAATGGATCATATGCCAGATGCAGATGTTACTGATTATTTGTTACAAATAGCTGAAAAAGATCCAGAAAAGATTATTGCTCTTTATACTGGAGGAGATACAGCTATTAGACTTCTCTTTGTAGAAGCTCGTGATAAACATATAATTAATTATAAAAACAAGTTATACATATATGCAGATAATGTGGTTTTAGGAGCTACTGATGAAGCTGCCATATTGTATTTAAAAGATCCAAAGAATGCTAATGTACTTAAACTCATTAAGCAAGATACTTATCCTGAATTAATGGGAAAATCTGAAAAGAAAGATTAAAATTCACTAATTTAGGGTTAAATTAGCTAATAAATTTGATAAGCTAATGACCGCAAGACAATGTTATGAAGCAATTCTTATTGAATTAAATAAAGAGAATGCTCCTAATATATTACTTGAAGACTTTAACTATTTGTTTAATAAGTCTATCAACTAGTATATTAATAAAAGATATAATATATACGACATTAATCAGCAAACAACAGATGATTTAAGAGTGTTGAAAGCGACAGCACTTTTAACTCCAGAAAAATGTGATGAATACGGTCCACAATCAGAAATTGGTAGAATGATGGGTGCTACTTATGAAGTAAATATGCCTACAGACTATCTTCATATTCTTAACTGCATTTGTGTTTATGATGTTATTAAAACATTTAAATGCTATAATGCAGGAGACGTTTGGAGAAGACCCGCTACAAGACTTACTGCTGATGTATATTCTCAAGTTCTTGATAATTTCTGGTTAAGACCTACTTATAGACGTCCTTACTACTATATTCATAATGTTAATGAATATGTTGATGGTTAGAAACAGTCTATGCCTCATGTTCCTACTAATAAAATTAGACGTAAGAAGTTAGAAGATTCTATTGATTATGTTGAAGTAAATGAAACCAGATAGATTGCTAGAGAAACTGATTATGAATATCCTACAACTTTTGATAAGGATGGAAAGTTTACTAGACATATTAAAGAGTATATTTATGAAGTTAAAGTTCCAGAAGGATCAACTCAAACTAATTCTGACTCAACTACTATAGGACAAAGATATCCAAATTATACAGTAACTGGACCAACTACCGAAACTATAAATGGAAAAGTATATTTAAAATTTACAGTTGATCATGGAGTTGAAAATCTTTATAAATCTTTTGATGGAACTGATGCCATATTTGAATATAATGATTTTGTAAATACAACTGATGGAACAGCTTCATTAGGATAGGACCATTTTGGAAATGCTATCGCTACTGGAAGAAGTGTTCCAACATCTGTTGAAATAAATGATGGCATTGGAGATACCATTTCTAATGTTGAAAGAGGTGCTGAGATAAGATATGGTAACGTATCTAACGTCCGCATGGAGATAAGATATGGTACCGACGATACGCTCTTTAGATTAAAGAAAGTATATATTGACTATATTAAAGCTCCTTAGAATATTCGCTTAACTCAGGAGCAACTTGACTTAACAGAGGATACTTCTCAAATGTTAGAGTTCCCTGATTATGTATGTCAAGAGATTATAAATGAGTTGGTACACATTGTAATGGAGAATATTACAGATCAACGTCTCCAAACTCACCCAGTAGTTACTTAGTCTATTGCTAATCCAGCTCAAGCGTAGACAGAACCTGTAGCCCAATCATAGGCTCAATAAAAAATTGATTAATTATGTTTAATTTCACAACTTAGACTATTTTTAATAAGGTTGTTTTGGCAACTGAAAGTGATATTCGTGATAAGAAAGCCGCAAAAGGCTATAATGTTATCACAAAAGATACTGCAAAAGGTCCAGAATTAAGAATTGGCAATACCAGATTTAATACGGCTAATGTTCTTGATATACAAATGAAGAATCATACTGTTGAAAATCTTGCTAAAGCAGAAATTGATATTGCTAAACTTATTCAACTTGTAACAGCTGACAGTAAAGATGTTCAAGAAGGAAGCTATAGAATTGTTATTTATGTAGGTCTTTCTATGAATTCACAGGATTCTTTCTATGCAAATGCCTTCCCTTACAGAGGAAAGCCTTTATTCATTGAATTCCCCATCAATGCTTCTGATGAAGCTGCTGATGTAGCAAAGAGAATTGTTAAAATTGCTAACAAATATCTTTTATTCACCGCACAAGAAAAGATTCTTGACGTAACTGCTGAAGAAGATAGCGTTATCTTTGAGGGTGTTAATGGATATCAAATCTTTAAAGATATTAAAGTTCAAAAGTATGATCCTAATGCAAATCAAATTGATTGCTGCAATAACAATGGTGCTTTCATTGACATTATGAAAGGTGCTCCTGTTACTTATATTACCGATCCTACTACTGGTGAAGTAACCGTTGGAGATCAAGTTCTTGATTTCGATGGATTACGTGATCTTGAAGATAATGAGTTTGCTATTGAGCCAGGTCTTGAAGCCTTCTGTGATTATAACTGGATTATCCATAATCTCAGACTCCCAACTCTTGCAAATACTTATTTCTGGTCAGCTAATAAGTCTGAAATGCCCGTTGTTGGTGGTGAATATACTCAATTTATCATCAGAATGTGTGTTGATAGAGATGGTATTGCAGGTGGTGTTGTTGGACAAAGAGCTACTACAGTAACTACTCATGTGCTCTATGTTCTCGATCAAGGAACTAATGTTGCTACAGTCAAAGCTGAATTACAAAAGCTTGCTACCATTAAGACTGATGCAGATGATGCTCTTGCAGATCCTTTTGCTGGTGCTCAGTAATATTTTTAATTAATTTTTAAGCTAGGCTGGCCAATCGGCCTGTCTAGCTTTTTTAATTTTATATATATGGCTTGGACTTCAATAAGAAAATTAGCAGATGCCATAGCTAACGATGTAAGAAGTGGTCTTAGAGGAACACATCAAAATATGTCGATGTCAATAGAGCAATTAGAAGAAGAAATTGTTTAGTACAGGTTATTAATAATCAAGGAATATATGATGAAGGGTATTCTTCCAATTTAGGATTTATTAATGTCTTTAAATTGTATTCCTATAGATTGTGATAGCTTGGATAAATGTGGGTGTAATGCTTCTAATTGTGGTAGTGATCCAGTAGCTCATTTTTAGATTCCATAGTTATTATTTGATTTTGGACTTAAAAAAGCAATATATTATATTGGAACTACTGATAAATAGCATCCTTTTGTAGTATATACTAAACCATTTGATGTAATGTCTACTATTTAGAAATATCGTAAAAGAGGAAAAGATAAGCCTTGGGTTTATATAGATGTAACTCCAAATCAATATGGATTACTTGATTGTTATATATTTAATGCCCCTCTTATAAAACAAATATCTGTAGTAGCTATTTTTAAAGATCCTCGTTAGCTTGAAGATTATCAATGTAATTGTGAAGATGAAGCATTTGCTGAAAAGGAGACCCAGATGGATAATAATTTTAATTTTATAGATATTGCAATAAAGGAACGTTTAACTAAGCTTAAACTTTATTATTATCGTCAAATGGCTGCTCCTTTATTACCTAATGATTAGAGATATGCAGCAGGATGAATAATTTTCACTATGTAGGAGTACTTCTTGATATGTTATATGGCATAGAAATGGAAGACGAGGAGTTAGAAGAATTAGGATTATTAGCTTGGGGATTAATCGGTAATAAAAACACTAGATTATATCGTACTAGAATGTGTATTGATCCTAAAGATAATTCAATAACACTACCTTGTAACGCTTTTGGTGATGGAGGTTGTGTTGAATTAGTTACAGCTGCTTGGGAAGATTGGGAACGTGATACTAATAAAGATTGGTATGGAGATTATAATTCAGCTATAATAGAAAATCAAATAGAAGCTGAAAAATATTATTAGAGTTCTTATTATCTTCCAGGAAAAGTGTTAAAATATGAACAAGTAGGAGATAAGTTATATTTTACTCATAATTATGGGGTAGTAAATATTCTTTATAAAGGAATACTAGCTGATGATGAAGGACTTCCTGAAATATCAGATAAGGAAGCTACTGCTATTGCTGCATATATAGCTTATATAACTAAGTTTAAGGAAGGATTGATTACAAATAATAGAGATATTGTAGCTGCTTCTGATTTACTTAAAAGACAATGGTTATAGCAATGTGATTAGGCTAGAGCTACTTATTTAAATCAAAATGATATGAGTAATGTAATAGAAATAGCAAATTCTTGGGATCGTCCCCGCTATGCAAAGGGAGGAAGTAAGTTATTAAGATGAGAACTTGGTGGCCGTTAGGTTGGGCCTGTAATTTAAATGATATATTTATAAGGTTTCCATATGAAAAATGTAAATCTCTAATGACTAAAATAAAAACAAAACAACTTCGAAGATAGAAGATTAAGTAGGTTTTTAGAGAAGGTGTCTCACAAGTTTTAAATGATATTGCAGAAAACAATGTTACATTTAAAATTCAAGGAGTAGGATATTAGGGAGCAGAACTTCATATGGAAGCCGTTACAGGTCAAGACTTTATAAATGTACGAAGTAAAGGTAAATTTCCTGATGTTGATTTTCTTGAATCAAATTTTACAGGATTTTAGATGTATTTATATATTCATGGAAAAAGAGATAATTTTTTAGCAAGAAGAAAGTTTCCAGTATATGTAAATAAACTTTATAGAGATAAAATTACTGAGAATACTAACAAAGGAAAAGGATATTGTTAAGATGAAAATAACAAATGTTAATGATTATGTTGATGCTGTATGGGAAAAGTTTCCAGAACTTTCCAGAGAGGAAGTAAAAAGAATTTTAGTTTATGGTTGGAAAATGATAATTTAGTATGTGAGTGCTGGAAATGACGTTTCTATTGCAACTCACGATTTATTCTTTTTTGTAGGTAAAATTCCAGTAAGTTGGTTAGCAACTTTTAATACTTATTGTTATAAACTCGCAAAAAAGATACAATATATGTTTAATAGAACCAACTCAGAATGGGATGGTTATTATTATTTTACAAGAAGTGAAAATTAGTACCAAGACTACTTAGCTTAGTCTAGGAAAAAATATAAAGTATTTAAAGATGTTTATCTCTTTAAATTATTAGAAGAATTGAAAATAAAGAATCATGCATCTCCTTATATCTTTAGATTAAGTGAAGATAGAACTAGATGGATGTCAAGATATTATCCAGAAATTAAAACAAAAAATGCAGAATTAATCATTGTTAGAGATGCTCTTAATATGCAAGATATTTTAAAAACAAAAAATAAATTTAAATATATACAGTAATGGAGTAGGCAATAAATACATTTCAAAAAGGACTTCAAATGGATACACACCCTATGGTTCAAGGTACTGACACATTATCAGATGCTTTGAACGCTACTTTTGTGACTATGAATGGTAATGAAGTCATACTTCAAAACGACATGGGTAATAGAAGGGTGGATAATGCCTTTCTTCCATCTGGATATACTCCTGTAGGAATAAAAGAATACGGGGGAATTATATATATAGCAGCTTATAATCCTATAACTGATATGAGCTAGATAGGTAGTTTTCCATCTCCTGAGAGAAGAATTGGAGAAGGGGACACTAATCTCGGATGTTACCTTAACCTAACACCTGGGGAATCAGGAAGTTTTAAAGTAGAATTAAAAAATGGAAAGAAATATTTAGTAGAAGATACTATACTACTTTCTTTATCTAATTCTATGATTATTCATGCTGGAGATAAATTTTATATTTATGAAAGTAATTTCTTAAATGGAAGTAAAATAACTGATTATGGAACTTATAAATAGGGACAAGATTATATAGGAAAAAATAAATCTTATACTTTATCTATAGGAATATTAAATTCTCAAAATGAATTTGTTAATATAACTAAAACTTTAAAAGGCTGGGATATTGGTGGTGGTACTTACTTTATAGCTAAAAGTGCTCCTTCTAATTGGTCTTCTAGTGAAACTATAGCAGATGGTACATTAATTCAAGAAAGAGAAAATAATAAAACTTTAAATACAATGTAGGCTAATACTTATTCATATAAATTGGTTGGGCCAATGTATTTGCAAGCTAAACTAAATCATTTTGATGAATTTAATTATAACATTTATGGAGAAAAAATCAGTGATAGTGTATATAATATCTATATAGAAGGATACTTTACATATAATTGTCCGGATGATATTACTAATGTAAGTTCTCCTAAATGGTTTAAATTGGATAATCAAGATGGAGATTATATTTCTATAGAATCTTCTTATAATGAAAATAATACATATTATTCTAAAGTAGTAAAAAAATTTAGTATAAGTGGATCTGGATATTATGATTTAGATGTATTTGTTAATAATGATAATGATTTAAATATTTTTATAAAATCTTTATCTACTACTATTTATATTGATGTAGATAAATTTGGAACAAATACTGTTGATATAGAAGGTTATAGGTTTACTAATTAGGATGGAAATACTACTTTAACTTATTCATTTAATTATTATCCACTTTATAGTGAGCTGGGTAGCCAGTAGACTATAAAACTTAAATTTTATGATGTAGAAGGAAATGAATCAAGTATAATATATGGACCTGTAATGTTAGAAGAAGATTCAGCAATAATGAGCAATAGAAGTAGAGCAACTATAACAGAAATTCCAATATCAATAATGTAGATTCCTTTATATAATGGCAGAAATACAATACAAATTGATTGGAGTACATATGGGTTAAAAGAAAGAAAACTTTATAGAGTTGATATTTGCAAAAGGATTCAACATGGAGAATCTATTTATATTGATGATAAAGTGTTAGCTGTTAGATGGTTACTTACTACAAAATTAATGAATACTTGCTATTATCCTACATCTTCTTATTATATAGGAGATTATGGAAATCCAAAATCTGATGCTGAAACAAATATTTTAAATGAAAAATTAACAATATGCCCTGATTTAGAATATACTTATAATGATAGAAGTTATCTTACTGAAGCTTCTATTAATCTAAGTTCTCTTATTTCACAATCTAATGATACTTCTAAAACAGAAGTTTTTGATAATGTTTATACTTTAAATGTGGCCATTAGTTCTACAATTAAATATGATAAAGAACTATATCCAAAATATATAGAAGATAATATAGGAGTTTCTGGAAATGATTTTTCTTTTTCTGAATTAGATTTTGATAATGAAAATGAAGAAATATTAGAAAATTGTATTGAAAGAGTTACTGATAGTTCAATAAAATTTAGTCATGATGAAAAATTTATTAGTACAAACAATATATCAATTACTGATAATATTTTAACAGGGACAATAACATTTAAAGATAAGTTTAAATATAAGTTAATTTAGGACAGTAACAATAATATACAAGTAAATAATGTTTTTGGTTCAATTAAAACTGGATTAATGGCTTCTTTACTTGATAGTAGCGATAGTCTTCCAGGATTTGGTGGAATTACTCTTAAATATTGGAGTAGAAATGGAAAAGATAGGCATTATTTATGTGGAATCAAAAGAAGAGATTCTTATAAATTCAGTAGAAAAGGAGAAGAAGATGGGCCTCCAGATTCAGAAAATTTTCAAGAATTTGCACATGAAACTCAAGATAAAGTAAAAATATTTCGTTATGAAGATTCTAGAGGTTATATACAAGATTTCTTAAATTCTGAATATGGTAAAAATGATATATTTTTAATTTGCTTTCATGATACTAGCATAGATAATGGAGGAAATGTAACTTGTTATAA